AGGTAGCTCAACTACAACTCTAGAATTTCCAGATGCATCTATAATTTCCTTAGTATATTTCTTCTGTAGTCGTTCATTATTAATAGGGACTTGACATTCACTACCAATGATACCACCCTTACAGAAAGTCTGTGCGTATAAGCCACTGATATTCTTATAAATCTTCTGGTCATCATCTGTGTCAGACTTTTTACCTAACTTAGAGAATACCCTTTCACCTGTATCTACAAAACGCTGTGTACCATCTGAAGCTTTAAGTATCTTTCTAGCTAGAGGCTTCTGTAGTTTCTGTATATTAGTACCGAACTCTATAGACTTTAAGGCTAAATCTCCAAAGCCTTCATCCATAAACCTCTTAGCTAATTTACTGTAGGTAGAGGCATCATCAAAAGAAGAGTCAGCAAACTCTTTCTGAATCTCAGCAATCTTTGCCTGCCTCATCATAGCAGGTGTTTGACCACCTAAGGCCAGTCCTAGCTTAGAACCTAACATACCACCTGTTTCAGCTGCAGCTTTAGTCATAGCTTCCCAGCCAGTACCATAACCCTGTGCACCTTGCTGTCTTACGAACTGGTCTTGTAGTTGTGTGTTATATATATCACCGAATAAACCCTGTTGTGGGAATTGTTGTGCCATATTATATTCTCCTATTAGGGTGTGCCATATAGATTAGACAAACCATTTCCCGAATACTCAGGTTGTTGATTACCATAGAATATAGGTGTACCACTAGAAGATTGTGCTGCTTTATTATCACCCCAGTAGTTACTTATATAATCACTAGCTTGACCAAACAGACTTCCTAATGGACTCTGTTGAGTACCTGTTTTAACACCTTGTGCATTATAAACATCTTTTTGCTGTCCTAGTTGGCTCCAGAAAGCAGCCTGTGTACCGCCTAAACCAGTAGCAGCCTTACCAGCTTGCTCACCTGCGAACATAGCTGCAGGAGAAGTAACACCAGATATGCCTTTACTTAAGTTTGCATACTGCATAGGTAGCTCACCTAAGAGTAGAGCTTTCTGCATATCTTGACCCTCTGCAGCTCTGAGATTAGCCAGCATACCTTGTCCTTGGTCAAATGCAGCAAACTGTCTAGCTAGGTCTTCCATACCATAGGATGTCTCTGCTGATTCAATCTCGTCAATACCACCTGTTGAAAACCTCTTACCTTGTTGAAGTAAACGTGATTTTCTTGATAATCTCTCCTTCTCTCTAGCAGGCATAAACAACTTTTGCTGTTGTTCAAATAATTTCTTCTGGGTTAAAAATGGGTCAGCTGAGTATTGAGAAATCTGTTCCCCTACTGTATCTGCCCTGCCTCGAAGCCTATCATAAACCCCCTGTAAATCAGGAGATAAGTCTATGGTTGCATCCTTACCACTAAAACCAGCTGTACCGAATAAACCAGTGGTCCTCCCTGGTAATGAACGGTCGTATGCTAACTCAGCAGCTGTTGTCTGTGCTGATGCTGCTTTCTTTGCAGCTCTATTCTGCATTACTCCACTAATTGCTGCTGCTGCTACTGCTCCCCACGGCATACTAACCTCCCCATTGACTCTAAGTCATAATTAAAATAATTGTTTGTCTGTATATTCATATCTTTTAATAGCGAACCTCTATCTTTATCGTAAGGTGTTCCTATTAAGTGCTCCCATATTTGTTCAAGGGAATTATTTATATCTTCAAACTTAATTCTTAACCCTTTAATGGAATCAAGTTTATCTTTTAATTCATAAAAATATTCAGGTTCATAGACATCATAAACTTCTTTAGTGAACTCTATGGCTTTATCTACACTACCTTCTATGATAACTTTAGGTGAATCTGGAAACTCTTTATTCATATCAAATAACATTAAACCAGTAGAGCTATCACCCTTGTTTTCACCTAACTTATCTTTATATTCTTCTATTGTAGAACAACCATCTATACCTTCGTGATAGCAGAAATTATCATCATAAGTTAAGAAGTTAGATAGCCAAGCTGTTCTACTTCTAGGGAGACCTATGACAAAAAAGTTACTCACTAAGTAAGTCGTTTCCACATATATACAGTGATGTATGGTTGAACTAGAGTGTGTGCTGTTGTAGCACCAATAGTCTGGTCTCCATCTGAGCTATCACCACCAGTAAATGTTGTATAGCTTATAGCCCAATCATCATCATCTGTTCCACCACCAAAACTAGTAGGTGTCTCTGAAGATGAAACACCAGTCCAATCCGTAGGGATGCTTCCTGAATGTCCTCCGTGTAGTGAACGGTGTCTATGAGATGGAACCTGTGCTGATGTTAGAGTATGAGTCTTAGCACCACCAGTTTCTTCAATAGTATCAAAGTCAGTATCGCTAGAATCAAAACCTACTGGAACTTTACCTGCTCCGAAGGTAGACCAACTACCACCACCTATCGCTGCGACTACGTCAGAACTAGCAGCATAAGCTGTAGTGGTTATAAAGATAGAACCTACAGGATAAACAACATCTGCAATCTTAGCTGCTGATGTGGCTGTAGTAACAAATGCAGTGGTAGCTACCTTATTGGTATTATTACTAGCTGCTTGTGTTGTAGCATCGAAGTCTTCTCCTGAATTACCATTTAGGTTTGACTTAGAGTTTAATGCTGTCTTAACTGCTGTAAACTCAGTATTAAAATCACCTCCTGATATTACTTTATCTGGGTCGGAATCCGCTAATGCGTCTTTACCTGACCAACTTACTTGTATGTTGTAATCACTCATCTTATCTTCCCTTGTTTAGCCCATATAATCATATTCTGTAATGAAGCTTTAAATCCATTAATTGTTCCTACCATTTCCATTCTCAATACCTTTGCTGACTTAGCTAAAGATAATCTATACTCTTTAGGTTGGAAAGTTCCAGCATATTTAGAACTTGCAGCGTGTAGTGCTGCTGTGTGTGTATGAGATACAACAGTACCAGTACCTGTAGTAGTACCTGTAGCTTTAAATACTGTACCCACTACATTAACACTAGCACCTGCAAAAACAAAGTTTGAAGTACCTACAGTTTCAATCGCATAGTATGTATCAGTTACAAGTGCGGTAGCTGCAGTAGTAGTTACTGTAGTTGTTCCATAAATAGATGTACTAGCACCCCATATATATGAAGTACCAGAAGTAGTAGGAGAAAGTGTAAAGCTAGAAGAATCTCCTCTAACCTCATAATCTCTAAACCAGTTCATAGTAACTGCCATATCCTTACCACCAGAGATAACAGCCAAGAATCGTTTAAGTAACTTAGCTCTACTAGGGTCTCCGAAGTCTAACCATACTGTCTTAAAAGCACCTTGATATGTTACGTTTACTGTTTCCCAGCACTTAGAATCAGTCGACTCCCACGTATGTCCTGCTGCATCACAAGGAGTTTCTGTTCCGTAGGTACTCGTTACATCATTCTTTTCTACATCGAAATACTCTGTATATGTACCTACTCTACCTTTATAAGTTGCGTGTCCACCGCCTATATACATAATACCTTCTGTAGTGGACAGAAAAGATTTAGGCATTTTCTTATCTTCAAAATTCCAGGTAGTTATTCTAGGTGTCTGGTCTGGGTTTATTCCTTTAAAATCAAATACATAAACAACATTCTTATCAGGGAAAGCTAGAGCATAGTAACCACCACATAAGCAATACTGGGATTTAACCTTGTCCATATCTGCATTAACAATATGGTTAACCAATTCATCTTTAATGTTCTTAGATATATCAGTAAGTGGCATCTTATCCTGAATCTGAGTTCTCTGTAGAGAACGTAGTCCTGAATTAGATAAGAATATAATATCATCGCCTAGTGCTTGAACTGAATCTCTAGCTACACAACCAACACCTTCGATAACTTCCTCTAGTTGGAACGCACTAACTGATGGGTCCCAAGGTTCATTATAGATAGCAATATTCTTTTTACCGAATATAACTAACTTACCCATAAAGGATGATAGAGCTACAACTTCATCACCAGTCCATACAGTCTTTAAATCTAAATAACCAGAAGCACCTGTAGTAAATTTATGTCCAATTAAAGTATCAGAATAATAAACTACATCGTTAGTTCCAGAAGTTCCTCCAACCCATAACCTACCAAAACTACCGAGAATACAAGAAGGATTAAAAGTAGAAGTGTTGAGACCAGTTGGATAAGTAAAACCAGAAGTATCTTCTAAGTCCATCCAGTCGGTACCATCATAATGAATAGGTTTATGGCCTGCTTGTACACCATAAAAATTATCATTGAAGTTAGCGAACTCCCAATTACCGTCCGTTATTGTTTGTGGTGTGCCTGTGAATGATTGAGCTGTTAATAAATTAGGTGTAGTACCTGTATCAATTTTATAAATCTTATCGTAGGCACCAGAAAATAATACTGATGTTCCAGAAGCAGTTTTATATTCACCAATAGACTTAACAATATGACTATTACTTGTTGAAGAACCAATAGTAGTAGTTAGTTGTTTTATTCCTTGTCTATAAGTAATCCTTCCCCTATCATCCAACATAATATTATTTGCTGCTGTCAACCACTGATGGTCTAAAGCAGAGGGGGATGACTGACTATTTAGGCCGTATGTCCCAATAGAGTCTAATACAAGAGGTATTATGGATTTAGACGGCATTCCAAGTAACCTCTGATGTATGTCTGCCTGCATCTTGTGCAATAGAATCAGCTAATGCTTGTGAGTATTGGAGCTGTGCCATATCTGATAATGAACCACCATCTTCACCTCTCTCAGCAATAGCTCTAGCCCAAACACCTAATATAATAGGATACTCAGGAACTGTTAGAGCTGTTGCTGCTGATGCTAAGTCATCTTGTGGGTCAATTAAATGAAAGTCAACTGAATAAATTGCATCTGGCTTAGGATATAATTGAGTTGTTAGTAGTCCACTGCTGGTTCCTACAATAGAGAAGTGACTAGGAATAGAAGATACTTCAGTAGGATAACGCATTCGTTTAATCCAATCATAAGATACAGGACTTAGATTACCTCCCGTGCCTTGTTCTTGAACAGATATAATTCTAGTACGTTGTGTCGTGCTGGCTAAATCATAGGTTCTAGTTCCTGATACTGTAGTTGCAGTCTCTGTTCTACGTAAGCTAGTCCAGTCCCAGGCATCTTCTACTTCTCTCTTAACTTCATTTACGAAGTCACCAACCATTACTTGATAATCAGTAGGGCCAGTGGAACCAATTAGATTCCCTGTCCAATCACTATCTATCGTATCCTCTCTGAGTCTTCTTAAGACTGAGTTAATAATTTCCCTATAAGTCATTCTTTTATAAACCTCTTAATGTTAATAAACAATTGTCCTAATCCTTTGTATATCTCTATAGGTGAAGGAAGTAACCAACCTAAGATAGCAACAAACCAAATCCAGAATGGTACTCTCTCGTCTATAGATACATCACCTTTAACATTACCCACTACAGTATCCTCTGCTCTGTTTACTTCTTCTGCTTTAGTGTTGTCTTCAATCTTTGATATAGCAAACTCATCTGTCTTAATACCAGTTACCTTCTCGTTAGTCTTACCTACCTGAACATCTACATCAGGAGTAGAACTAAACATACCTGTTATCATCCCAAAGGGAGAGCAAGCACTTAAAGTTAACACTAGTAGTAAGGCTGCTAGTAGTTTCATTATGCTGCTGCTTCTGCCTTATTCTCAAACCACTTGACTGCTTCCTCATCCCATTTGTCTAACCTAACGTAAGACATATATCTAGGACTACTCACCATATTAGGGTCTACGTTTAAACCTATACCGTCCATAAAGTTTACGATACCGATACGCTCAATCATTTCACCAGTTCTCTCGTGCTCTAAAGCGTTCTCTGCAAAGAAGTCTATCACCTCTCCTGCTAATTCTTCTATGTACTCATAGTCTTCAGGTGTATCTAACTTAAGGAAAGGTACTACTACAGTACCAAACAAGTCACCAATCTTAAGAGTTCTCTTACCACCCATACAGATAG